GTTCAGGTTCAGGTTCAGGTTCAGGTTCAGGTTCGGGTTCATTATATGTTTGTAATTTAAACAATTCTATCTTCTCAAAAGCAGAATACTGAATATTCCATTTTAATATAGCAGAACAATAGTTTAGATTTTTTTCTAGTAAATCAGATGTATTTAAATAAGCATTTACAGATAATCTTGGCATATTATTATGTTCAACTATAACATAAATACTATTAAATACTTGTGAAACATTCGGATTATTATATTGATTAATTAAATAACCTAAAGGTAAATATTCATTTTGATCGATTTCACCATTTTCCCGTAGTTCCCGTTCAGCTTTTTTATATAATAATGGATGAATATACATATTTACAGGTCTGTATTGAATATAATCTGAATATATGCTTACTGCTCCTCCACCATAATATCTAGAATTATTATAAAGATTTACTCCTATCTTATGTTGATCAGCTTTTACAATATATGAATTTAAAATATACTCCTCATCACCATTATTATTATATTCATTACTAACTGTTGTATAATATTTTTCTAATTCAGTATCTATATCAATATTAATTAGACCTCTCGCATGAGGAGAAATATCATGATTAGATCCTGGCCTACGAACATTATTTCTCCAATTTAAATAATCACCATTAGTCCAAAACATAGGATCTTGTAATGATTTTTTCTCACCGAATTCAGCTTTAAATTCAACATTATTATCTTTATAGGTTAATTCAATATCAATAAATGCTGGATCAAAAAATTTACGTTGACGTTCTGTATTTCTGATAGCATCTGTCCCATCACTTGATGAGAATGCTTTTATAGGTAAAACTAAAATGTTGGCACTATTATCATCACTAACAGCATCTAAAAATGTTTGTCCTGGTAATTTTAAAACTAATTCTGAATTATTTATACATATACCAAAACAATTATTAACAGAAGCATCAAAAGAAACATCACTATATCCACGGTTATCAGGATTAGAATATGTTTTATATAATTTTAAAGAATCTAAAATTTCTCCGTCACTAGGACTATCAACATAGGTTGGACATATAGCAATCAAATAATTTACATCACTTATATCCGTAAAATTATTATCCCATCCATCATCATATTCATAACTATATATTTTAGAATTAATCTTTCTTCCATCTTCTCGGGCTGCCATAACTTGTGATATTCTTGTACTATTCTGAAAAGTATTAAAATTAGTTGATATATTACTTGTATTTAACGGATATCCGTAATATGAATTAACATATTTAATTAATCTTTTTCTAGGCGCAAAGCTATGATCAGTAAAATTAATTGCAAGATCACCACCAAAATCATCTTGTAAATAATTATATGGTCCTAACCTTATTTTTACTTTAAAACCAAATGCTTCCGCATTTGGAGTAGGTGCATTACCAAAAAGATAAGAATTAAATATTTCTAAATCTCTGATAACATCACGAGGGTGTTCTATCTCCGTAGAACCTTCATTTAATTCTACAAATAATGGATTGTTACTATTACGTATTATTGGTAAATTTGGAACACCATTAGAAAAATCATCATCATTTATAGATGAATTTAAATCTTTTATATTAGTTTTTTGTGCTTGAAGAATATAATTACTATCATGTCTAGTTATTTCTCTTAAATTATTAATAGCAAAATTACGCTGTGCTGTGACGAGCTCGAACGGCGAAATGAATGGAGTTAATACTCCATTATTAGTTAAAAATGTTATAATGTATTCATACCTTTGACCATCACTAGTTGTATTTTTTCCTTTAATATCAATTATACTATTAAAAAAAACGATCTCTTCAGGTTCAGGTTCAGGTTCAGGTTCAGGTTCAGGTTCTTCAGGTTCAGGCTCAGGCTCAGGTTCAGGTTCAGGCTCAGGCTCAGGCTCAGGTTCAGGTTCAGGTTCAGGTTGAGCAAAATTCCATGATATTGCTGCTTGTTTATTATAATTATTGTATCCATCATGAAATCTAGCACCTAATATGGTAAATGTTGATGTTCCTGATTCAGTAGAAGATGTTTTACTAGTATATGTAGATCCTACATTAAAATAACCATCAATAACATTGGATTTATATTCAGAAAAGCTGTCAATAGGTTTATGAAGTCTAACAAAAATGCGCTGATAATTCCATATAATATCACTACTTTTACTTTTATCTATGAATTTAATAGTATTGTGTGAATAATCAAATGGTAGATGTAATAGAAAATAATCATTAGCATTTGTAAGAAGACAATCATTGCTATTATCTATGGTAACTAATTGTAAATTATAATTAGGACTATCATAAAAATAAAAATTATCAAAAATATTATCAAAACCATCCAATATAGTCATACTACAATCAGAAAATGGTGTTTTAATTTTATATGAATTTCCTAGATATAGATTATTATATGAATTATGATTATCAGAAACATCAATACTCGCAGATGAAGGTACACCTGGCATATCAATAAAATTTGAAATAGATATATCAATAATATCAGAATTGGAAATTACAAAAGATATATCACTATAATTATTATAATTATCAGAAATATTAGGATTGTCTGAACTTACATCAATTAAAAATCTTTGAATATTAGATCTAGAAGCATCATATATAAAGAAATTTTTATCAATTAACTCTACATTACTATCAACATGTTTATTAATATCATCATAACTTAGATCATAATAAAAATCTAATGAAGTTAATTTTGTATCTAAAATAGTCAAATTAGATGAGGGTCTAATAAAACCAGATGGATCAGCATTAAATGTAGAACTAGATGATGATAAATATATATTAATATCTACATCACCATTTACAGTATTAATATCATCAATAATATTATAAATATTATTATAATAATAACCATTAAGTAAATTATATGAAGCACTTAATGAAATATCTATATAATTTAATGAATATTGAAAATAAACTTCTAATGCTTTTGTTTCACCTTCTCTAGGAAGAAGATCATTACTATATTCTTTTAGAGAAGCATCTGAAATATACATTTTATATCTACCTTCATTTTCTAATCTAACACGAATATCTTTAATTAACTTATTGCCACTAGTCGAGCCTGTACTGTCTTGATACAAAGCATTTTTAAATCTATCAGGATCTACATGGCTATAATCAATAAATAAATTAGAATCAATTGGTTCAAAAATAATATTATCATTTAAATTAGAAGCATTTGTCCCTAGTAATTCAGAACTAATAGATACCGGAAATAGAATGTTTATACTAAATGAACTATCAGTTGTAACGTTATTAATAATAGGATCAGATAATCTAGTATTATTATTGTTACTATATACTAAAATATCTTCTATAATTATAACTTCTTCAGGTTCAGGTTCAGGTTCGGGTTCAGGTTCGGGTTCAGGTTCAGGTTCAGGTTCAGGTTCTTCAGGTTCAGGTTCAGGTTCAGGTTCAGGTTCCGGTTGATTAACTGGAGTATTAGTACCTCCTCCAATAACTATATTACCTCCTACATTTGAACCATTTATAATAATGATTCTACGTGGCTCAGGTTCAGGTTCTGGTTCTGGAAATTCTAAAACTCCATCAATACTATTAAGTAGATATTCATTAAGTATTTCTTCATCAGTTAATGCTCTGTGCCAAAATTTAATTTCATAACCATATACCATGATGTATATAATATTATAATTTATAATATTATTTTATTATAAATTATAAACTGAATTACAGCTTGTTTTTAACTCTAATAACTAGTATTAAATTATGTTTGTGATTGAGAGGCTGGTTGAGAAATATCAATAATTATATTATCTCCTAAATCTGAACTATTTAAAAAAATTATACCTTCTGTGTCATGTTCAGGTTCAGGCTCGGGTTCTATAAATTGTAAAGGGCCATCTATATTACTAATAAGATATTCATTAAATATTTCTTCAGCAGTTAAAGCTCTGTTCCAAAATTTAATTTCATAACCATATTCCATTTTCTATAATATTATAAATTATAATATTATAATTTATTAGTTATAATATTCTTAATTTTTAAAAAATTAAAAATCAAGATAAATATGAATATAAACTTATTCTTTTGCGTAAAAAACTAAAGGGCCTTTTGTTTTACGTATATATTTAACACCATTATATTCAAATGATGTTTTTTTTTCTTTTTTTGCTTTCATAGTTTTTTTAAAAAAAGAATTTATTCTCTTACCTTTTCCAGCCTTTTTTTTACTACGCTTAATTGTAGATTTTCTATATTTATATCCTCCTTTAGCCATTATAATATAATAAAATATATTATTTGCTAAATAATTAAAAAGTAATATTTTAAAATTGATATAATAAATATAAAATATGTGTGAAATGCATAATAATATTAATTATAGACAAATGATGGATTATATGGGAGAATTTCCTCCACCAGAAAAAAGACATGCGATCAGGGAAATAGTAAATATTATTAGTAATAAATATAATTCTAATAATAAAGACAATATAAAAATATCAGAACAATTTATTAATAATATAGTAGGAAAAGTATATGATGAGTATCATGTTAATATAACTCGTTATTCTTATGCTGGGTGGTCAGTTTTTGTAAAAAATGAAATAATTAGTAAAACATCAAACGAACTAAATTTATTTTTAAATAAGAGATATAAAATTAAATGTGGTTTTCGTGCTGGAGTTAAACTAATTAGTATTTATAAAGATTATTTAGAAAGATCGTTAGCGCCAGGAGGAGGTGGATATTTAAAAGCAAAAAAAGAATTTATGTTTTATATTTAAAAGATAAACAAGAAATCAGTAATGGATGATAATATAATAGATATAATTATGATATTTTCAAATATAAAGTGTCATAGTTGTTATAATGAAATTAACAGTATAATAAAATTAAAGAAAGCAATAAAAATAAATAAATTTTATTATTGTGATGAAAAATGTTTTAAATTTTATTAAAATCCTGGTTTATCTGTAAATACTTCAGGGGGTTTTAAACTATTGTTAGTAGTATTATGTTTAATATTATTATAAATATTACTTAAGTAATCATTATATAAAAACTCTGTTATGAGATAATTAGATCCAGCTGATATTAAAAATAATATAAATCCTTCCTTAAATAGTTGTTTATTATTATGTTTTTTTTCTGATTCACTTAATTCAGATGTATAATTTATAATAAACTTATATGAAATATAAAGCAAAGAAATTACTAAGCCTGTAACAATATATAAAATATTCATTATTTTTATATATTGTTATAGAGTAAAATATATATTTTTACGCAATTAACTTAATACTTCAACGCCTAGTAATTTTGATGCGTCATCATCATCATCAATAAGAGTAGAAGCAGTTAAATCTTCAATATTCATATTAATATTGGGATTATCATCGATAATTTGAATAGTATCACTATTTATATTATCATCGCCATTAATATTATCTAATTCAGAAAATCTTACATTATATTTTGTATCTTCTAAATCAGTAATATTTTTATTTAAATCGGAATTAAATTCAGAATTTAAATCAGAATTTAAATCAGAATTTAAATCAGAATTTAATTCAGTATTATTAATATTTTCTCCAGAATTTAAATCATTATTTAAAGTAGTATTTGGTTTATCTAAAGTAGATGATACATTAAATAAGTCTGTAGTAGGTTCTATTATTATATTATTTTTGTCATTAATATTTAATTCCTCATTATCAATAGTATTTTTTTCTAATTCATTATTAGAAGTATTTAATTGTGTTTTATTTACATTTTCTATAATAGAATCTTCTAAATATGATCTTAAAATTTCATCAATAGGCATAGATTGTCTAATTGATTCAATAATAGACTCCTTAATAATTTTATCAACTTTATTATAATTTTGTTGTATTTGTAATGGTAAAATATTTTGTTCAAATAAATAAATATTAGAATAAACTGTTCTTGCTGTATTAATATATACACGATGTATAAAATCAGATAATTTTGGAATATTTATATCAACATTTTTTTCAGTTTGGCCTACTCTAACACATGTTAATGCTTTTAATTGAATAATATGTACACATGTAATAAGATCTTCTATATAATTACATTGTGACTGATTAATGATTCTTTCAACTTCATCATTTATTATTTGATTATTCCATTTTGGAATTTGTATTAATAAATTTTGAAATGTCATTAAATATTTTTCTGGTTGTTTTTCATTGGTTGTTACATTAATAGCTTCATCAAATATACTTTTTAAACCATAAAATATACAAGGAACTAATATTGTTACTAAACGTGATGTCCATTCATTTCTAGATTCTTGAAGACTATTTATATTAAAGTCATCCATTTAGTTTGTTAAAATATTATTAATATGTGAATCAGAACGAAAATAAATAGAATTAATGATACTTAATATTAATAATTTTTCATTTTTAATGCTACATTTTAATTTATTTGCTAATAAAATTAAGTCTTCTAAATATGATTCTTTAATTAAATAATCTATTAAATTTAAACCACTTATACCTTTATTATATAGTTCTTCCGTAATTGTAAAGCATTCAACAAATGATATGTTAGTATCATATTTAGAAATGATTTTTTTTATAATAGGTAATGATTTACTTTGTATATTATCAAAATCATTAGTTTTATTGCTTTCATTATAAATATGTAGATTAATAGATTTATTATTAATTATAGGATGAGGAATATATAATTCACAAAAACGCGATATTAAAGGATTTAATAATTTATTTTTATCATGTAAAATAATAAAATATCTAGTAGTTTTACAAAATAATTCTATACTTCTTCTTAATGCTGATTGAGCATCAATAGTTAATTTATCAGCATTTAGTAAAACAATTGTTTTAAAAAGAGAACCAGAACAATTTGTTTTAGCAAAATAATTAACTTCTTCTCTTATAAATTTTATACCTTTACCATAACCACATTCAACATATAATACTAAACCATCATTTTTTCCTTTATATAACTTATCAACAAAATCAAATATTATTGTTCTTTTACCACTTCCAACTGGTCCATGTAATAATATATTTGGAACTTGATTTATGTTAATAAAATTATCTAATCTATCATAAATATTTTTATGAATATTTAATTTATTATTTAACATAAATTAAATAATAAATATTATTTAAATAAATATTATTTATTATTGTTAAAAAATGAATATTCAAAAACACAATGATTGTATAAACGCTGAAGAATTTGATTTTGTTGTTACTAAACTAAGAGCTTTTTTTAAACAACGTGGATTTGTTGAAGTTAATACTCAACATAGATTAAGTATTCTTGCTGCTTGTGAAGATCCTGCTACAATTTCTTTATACAATTATGGTGGTACAGTTTGGCCTCTTCCTCAAACTGGACAAATGTGGTTAGAACATGAAATGTTAAAAAATCCTAAAAATCCTGGATATTTTTGCGTATCAACAAGTTACAGAAATGAACCAAATCCAATTGAAGGAAGACATAATTTAATTTTTCCAATGTTTGAATTTGAAATGAAAGGTGGATATGAGGATTTAATTAAAATGGAACAAGACTTATTAACATATTTAGGTTATACAAACTTTAAAGAAGGAGAATATATGGATGTAGTAGAAAATTATAAATCTTTTGATCTGTCACATGAACATGAACAAAGGTTATATAATGAACATGGTCCAGTATATTTCTTAAAGAAATTCCCAACATTTACAAGTCCTTTTTGGAATATGCAAAAGTTTGATGATAAACGCTATGCTAAAAAAATAGATGTTATATTAAGTGGTATGGAAACAATTGGTTCAGCAGAGAGAAGTTGTGATAAGGATGAAATGAGAGAAACATTTAGAACAATTAGTGGTGGTGATTATGCTAAATTATTATATGCTCATTTTGGTAAAGAACGAGTAGATGCTGAATTAGAAGAATTTCTAAAATATGATTTTATTCCTCGTAGTGGAGGTGGTATTGGAATTACTAGATTAATTTCTAGTTTAAAGAAAGAAAATCTATTAACACTTAATTAATAAAAAAGTAATAATAATATAAATTTTAATATTAATTATTTATAATAAAAATAATTAATATGAATATAGTTTATTTAAAAAATAAAACATCAAGTATTCTAAAACTTAAATACGATATATATAGCGATGATACTATAGAAACTATTAAAAAAAAAATTGCTATATCTTTATATGATGATAAAAAAATAAATATAGAAGAAATTTATTTATTTACAACTACTAAAGTAACATTATCTACAATAGCAATTTATAAATTACTTTCTAAGAATTATACCACAAATATAACTTATGATATGATTTCCCAATTATGTAAAAATTATCCAGATATACCTTTAGATATATTATCAAAAAAAAAACATTATACATATTTTGATTTACTACAACTAAATTTTGATTTAGAACAACTTCAAATACAACCGTTAAGTATTTATACAAATAATTATTTATTTGTCACTAATCCATTTGATTGTAATAATTTTAATAATAATATATTAATTAATACACAAAATTCAAAATTATTATTAGATGTTAATAATATTGTAAATAATGAAATATATTTCATATTAGCAGAAGATGTTTATAATAATATGAAAAATTCTAATCAAATAGAATATATTACTAAAATATATTTTCCATTTTTATATGAAAAAAAGATTACTACACGCGATTTATTAATAAATCAAAAAAAAAATAATTATTTAAATGATTCTTTTAATTCTAATGAAGAAATTAATTTATTCATTAAAAGTTCTAAAGTGATTAATGAATTAAAAAAAAGTATAGCATCAATAACATTTAATATTTATCCAAAATATACAATAAATTTTCCTCTTGAAAATTTATTTAATTATTTTCATACGTCAGAATTATATCCTATGATTAAATATAATCCTGGTAATAAAATTGAAAATTTAATTAAACTATATAGTGACAAAATTTCAATAAATAATGAAAAAATTCCATTTTTATCTAAAAAAATAATATTTGATATCAAAAATAATTATGGATTAAATTCTAATAAATTAGTTATTTATATAAATTTTAATAGTTCAGATACATTACTTTGTGAAATAGATCAAAAAGGTATATTTACAATTACATTAATTTCTAATAGTAACATAGAACTTAAAGAAATTAATATTTTACTAAGTAAATATATAAATGATTTATTAACAATTATAAATAACTATTTAGAACAATTTGGTTATTTAATAAATTTTTTTGAAGGGTTTTCTTCTAGTAATATAAATATTGTATCTATTAATTATAAATATGAATATACTATAAATTCAAAATATAAAAATTTAATAAACTCTAAAAATACATGTTTATCTAGAATATTTAATATATTAGATATTGATAATGATGATAACTATTTCTTTAATCTTACTTATAAGAAAATTTCAAATTTTTCAAATATGAATGCCGATGAATTACTTATTCAAGATTTTTTAAATAAAACTTTAAATATTGATGAAATATCTGAAAAATTAAAAGATACGTTTCCTGAAAAATATAATAATATAGAAGAAGCACAAACAAAAGTAACACAAGTTTTAAATGATCTAAAAATTCAAGCAGATCGATTTGATAATATGAAAATAAGGACAATAAAACATCCTGGATTTAATGTTATAGGAATTTATGATAAACTTACAAAAATATTAACTACTGAAATTACTAATATAAATAATATTAATTATTTACATGTCCTAGATGATTATTTTAATTTTATCTATAATTTATTGAATAATTCTATTGATGAATCTGAATTTAAAAAGCTATGTAATAAAAAAGATATAAAAGATGATAAAATTAATGATCTTACACAAATTGAAGAACAACAAACAACATATACATTTTTACCTTCTACAAGAATAGAAGGAGAAACATTTAGTGATATTGTTATAGAAGATGATGATGAAGATGATGATGATGAAGATGATGATTTTGATTTTGATATGGATGGTGGAAATGGCGATGATCTAGAAGGAATTAAATTAAAAAATCCAAATTATTTTGAGGCAAAAATGAAAAAATTAGATCCTGAATTATTTCCTGTAGAAAAAACGCCTGGTTATAATTCTTATTCAGTTAGTTGTCCATCAAATTTAAAAAGACAACCAGTAATATTAACAGAAGATGAAATGAAATATATTGAAGAAAATCATAGAGATTCTTATCATAGCTCTATAAAATATGGTACAGGAAAAAATAAATATTATTATATCTGTCCTAGATATTGGTCATTTAAATATAATACAAGTATAAGTAGAAAAGATTTAGAAGATGGAAAATATGGAGGATTGGAATC